GTCACAGAAAGAAGTATAAATATAAACTAGGTTATATTTTTAGCTAATGGCTATTGTCTCGAAGTCGTTTCGTGACTTCTCATTGACATTTGAAAAGAACGCAGTGACAAATGACATTTTGACACTGCAAAATGAAGCAGCCATAAAGGCTTCGGTTAAAAATATTATACTGTATAACTTTTACGAAAAACCTTTTGATCCAGCATTCGGTGGTAATATCATCGGAATGTTATTTGAGAATTATATTCCCGAACTAGCAACAGAACTCAAAGGTAGAATTAAAGATGTAATTGATGTTCATGAGCCTAGAGTAGGTGTCTATGAAGTTCTCACCAAGTTTACTGAGGATAGAAATCAATTAGATGTGAGTATATCATACGTTATATTAGGAATACCTCCTAAATTTGATAATATCGACATCGCATTTAAACCATAATGGCTTTTAATCAGGTAAATGCACTTGAATTTAACGAAATCAAGGCACAAATAAAAGATTACTTAAGATCTCAGTCACAATTTACGGATTATGACTTTGAAGGATCGTCCTTGACGGTGCTTTTAGACGTTTTAGCATATAACACATACTATTCTGCAGTAAATGCCAACCTAACAGTTAATGAAGGGTTCCTAGAGACGGCAGTTTTACGAGAAAACGTAGTAAAACTTGCAAGGATGATTGGTTACACACCAAAATCAGCTCGTTCTGCACAAACAACAGTAAATGTTTCAGTACAAACTGTATTCCCATACCCCACAACAGTTACTTTAGCAAGAGGATTAGTATTAAACTTCACAGGATTAGATAATAATAACTTTGTATTCTCACTTCCTATTGATACGACTGTATCAGTAGACAGTACAAGTGGTATTGCAACCTTTACTGGGCTAACTTTATTTGAGGGTATCTACATGACAGATACTTTTGTAAGAGATGTTAACCAAAGACAACGTTTTATCTTAACAAATAATAATGCAGATACTTCTTCAATGCGTGTTGAGGTCACTTCTGGAACTGTCACAGAGCGTTATTTGCAAGCAACAGACATTACAAAGATAGATTCTACATCAAAAGTATTTTTCCTAGAAGAGTCTGAGTACGAAATTCCAGAAATTCTATTTGGAGATGGAATTGTAGGTAAAGATTTAGCAAATGGAGACGTTGTTTCAGTCCAATATACAACTTCTTCGGGAATTGGAGCAAATGGACTAAAAGTTTTTGAGAATATTGGTAATTTTAGAGACAATGCGGGTAATTCTATCACCTCTGGCATCACAGTTACCGTAACAACGTTCCCAGATGGGGGTGCAGCTGCAGAAAGTACGGAATCTATCAAATTTGGAGCTCCAAAATTCTATTCTGCGTTCGGAAGAGCAGTTTCTACACGGGATTACGAAGCAATCGTGCCCCAAATCTATCCAAACGTAGCTTCAATAGCATGTTATGGTGGAGAAGAAGCGGATCCACCCGAATATGGTAAAGTTTTCTTAGCAATCAAACCAAAGAATGCGGATAAGTTATCTCTTTCTGAAAAAAATGTGATTTTGAAGAAACTTAGAGAGTATTCTGTTGCTGCAGTTCAGCCTTCTATCATTGATCCTTCAATTCTTTACATAGATTTGACTAGTTTTGTTTATTTTAACCCTAACGTCACTCGTAATCAACCACCTGAAGTTAAAAATGCAGTAATTGCTGCACTAACAGCTCTAAATTCTAGTTCTGAATTTAATAAATTTGGAGGAAAGTTCAAATTTTCCAAGCTTCAGAGTATAATTGATGGTTCAGAGAACTCAATTACTTCAAATATCACTCGTCTCAAGATGAGAAAGAATGTTACCGTGTCACTTGGTGCACGTGTGAACTATAAGATATGCTATGGTAACCGCATAAAGCAAGGTACGGCCACAAGTTCTTGTGTTTACACCAGTGGATTTAAGATTGTTGGAGATGATTTTAACACTTATTACTTGAATGATGATGGTAACGGTCTATTGAGGAAGTATTATGTGAAGGGTGATGGAAGCTTTGAGTACATAGATGGTCTATGGGGAACTGTAGATTACACAATGGGTGAAATTGTAGTTAATGATTTGACTATTCAGTCAACTTCTATTGCAAATAATCAATTACAAATATCCGCAACTCCAGAATCTAATGATTTGATTTCATTGAGAGAAACCTATTTGACAATAGGTATAGATAATACGGTTATTAGTGTAGTAGAAGACACTATTAGTAGCGGTTCAAACTTATCTGGTACAGGAGTAGTGCCAGAGTCCAGTTATAAGTAAGTAACAGATGACAAATTCTTCATGGAAGGTTAGCTCGTGGACTACACCCACCACAACGGTTTCTGTACCTCCAGTACCGTCTGAGGTTAGTCCAGAATCGAGGTCGAAAATTTCGACTAATGTTACTGGTCAGTTTGCAAGTTTCATACAAGATAACTTCCCAACGTTTATAGATTTTGTAAAAGAGTATTATAAGTCACAAGAATTAAAAGGATATTGTTTTGATATTATTCAAAACTGGGGAGATTATTATAATATTGACAATTATGGTGGCCTTGTAGAGGAGACTAATCTAATTGGTGCTCTTGATACCACGACTTCATCAGTTTCTGTGTCAAGTACACGTGATTTTCCAAATGAAGGTATCATTTGTATTGGAAATGAGATAATTTACTACCAAAGTAAGAAATCTACTCTATTTGAGAACTGTACAAGAGGCTTTAATGCTGTAAAGACCATTGGAGAGGTCGGAAAGTACAATTTTGAAGAAACTGTAGCTGCAAGTCACGCTATTGGTGACAAAGTTGTCAATTTAAACAACATTTTCCCACTTTATGTGCTTGGGAAGTTCAAAGAGCAGTTTTTATCGACTTATCCGAAGAATTTTGCAACTGGAGTTACTGAATCTACTGTAATTAAGCGAATTAAGGACTTTTACTCCTCAAAGGGGTCTACTAGGTCATTCCAATTCGTTTTAAGGACACTTTTTGGCGTAGAATCGGAAATTAGCTACCCAAGAGACAGAATATTCAAACCATCCGATGCATATTACACTTCTAGAGAGGTAATTCGTGCTGTAGCGGTTTCTGGGAACCCTTCTGAGCTAGTTGGAGAAGTATTATACCAAGAAGCGGATGCAAATGACCCAAATGTTGATACTGCACGTATATACGTCAAAGGTGTTGTAGAAGTCTTTACTGAGAACACTGTAATTTACGAGATTGATGTAGATACTAATAATTCACAAGGAACTTTTGTCACTCCATATAAAACTGTACTTTCATCAGACATTGGACAAAACATTACTGATAATATTGTAACTGTTGATTCTACTTTAGGTTGGCCTGAAGAAAATGGTAGATTTAGAATAGAAGACGAAATTATAACTTATGCTAATAAGACTGTTAACCAATTTTTAGGTTGCACTCGTGGTAGAGAGAATACTTCCGTCCTAGCACATGATGCAGGTCAAGAAGTCTTTGCTGCATTTAAAATTTACGGTCAAAGTAACGTAGATGGTTCAGAAATTCAATTAAAGGTATATGGTGGAACTAAGGGCATCGTATTAAATGATGGAGGAAAGTATTATACTCCTGATAGTAAGGTTAGCACCCCTAGTGCACCTGGTTTTGATAGTATTGACCCAATATGGGATAGTTTTGTATACAACGTCAGAAAGGCACTCAGGGGCAGTACAGCAGTGTTATCAAGCGTTGAATCTGATGGTAGTGTTGTATGTACAGTTACTACTAAAGAAAAGCATAGATTAAATCGTAATGATAGAATAAGAATCTTAAATGCGGACGAAGACATCTATAATAACGAACATGATGTCATAGGTATCGTAGATAACTTCCAATTCCAGTTTAAGTTTAGTAGTTCTCCTAAATTTGGCATTCCACAACCAGGTCAAGCCGAAAAAGAGTTTTTCATTGCTAGAGAGTTTGCATTTGGTAGAAGTGACTATGCATCAATCAATACAGTCATTAAAGATTTTACTACAGACGTTCAAAACACATATAAGTCATCTACCAATGCTATTGTAGCATCTGTTGGTATTCCTTCTCATAAGATAGGACCTTTTGATTCCGCAGACCTAGATCCTGGCAACCAAAGGTATCTGAAGCGTCTTCCTCTTACACCAACTGTAAAAAGTACAAAAACTGCAACTCCTATCGGTCAAATCGGTATTGGAGCAAATGGAGTTCCGTTTTATTCATATAAAGGCGAAACTGTTAAAAAGTTTGGTGGTATTAAATCAATAAACAAAACTAATGGTGGTATTGGATATGATGTACTGAATGCTCCTATAGTTGAGTTTGAACCAACTTATCAAAAAGGTGAAACCTATTCAATCTTCACTAGAGTCAAAGTTGACATTGGTGGTGGTGATTTCCGTAGATATAGAGCAACAGATACTGGTAGAGCTTCTCTTACAACAGAACCAACACATGTAAGCGGTATTGTGCAGCATGGAACTATTAACTGGGAATATGAAGGAGAAGCAGCAGCTGCAACAGTAACAGTTTCTGGATCAGTAACTGACATTAACGTTGATGCGGGTGGTAGTGGATATGTAACAGAACCTATTATTTCTATTGTAGGTGGTGGAGCTACCAGTAGCACACAGGCAACTGCAGTTGCTATTATCACTAATGGTGCAGTAACAGGTATTTCAGTTGTCAATGGTGGATCTGGATACACTAGCATCCCCACTGTTGCGATTACTGGTGGAGGTGGATCAGGTGCTACCGCAACTGCTGTTTGTAGAGGACCTATTAATACTATTAATATTACTGATGCGGGATCTGAGTATACTTACGAACCAACTATCAATTTAATCTCTGGTAGTGGTGCTGTTGCATATCCGTCAATATTGAACGGAAAGATCGAAAGTATTATTGTTACATTTGGTGGTAGTGGATATTTTGGTGCTCCAGACGTTGTTATCACTGGAGATGGAGTTGGTGCTACTGCATTTGCTCAAGTAGACAGTAGTAGTAATATTGTTACTAATATTGTTGTTACTAACAAAGGTGCAGGTTATACATCTGGTGCTACAAGTATTAATATCATATATCCTGGCTCAGGTGCAATATTTGAAACTAAGTTAACAGAACTAACATATAACGAAGCTGCAACCTATGAAGAACTAGGACTTGCTTCAAATCAATTTACAAATAGAAAAACAACTGATATTGGTGGTGGAGGAGTATTTAAAGGAGAGAACGATTTACTATATGGTGGAGAATATGCTTATCTCTATAATCCCAAGCAACTTAGGTTCATATTAAAAGATAATATTGATGACCAGTTGAATGAATTAAATCCAACTTCACACTCACCTATTCTAGGTTGGGCATATGATGGACATCCGATATATGGATGCTATGGATTTGCAGATGCTGAGAACGTAAGTCCATATAACTCATATACATTGATGATTACCAGTTATAGAGTTAAACAGTCTAGAGATGCTCTTCTAAGCGGTCTAACAGACCCTATGGGAACTTATATCGAAGATTATGAGTATGTGGAAGGATTAGGTACTTTAGACAGATATAATGGCAGATATTGCGTAACTCCAGAATATCCAAATGGAACTTATGCATATTTCTGTACAATCAAAGGTGTTGCAGGTGAACCTGTATTTCCTTACTTTATAGGTCCTAGTTTCTATGCAGAAGCGGATGAAGTCAACTGGGATGGAAATGGACTCCAAAAGAACTTTACCGAAGATGCAACAAGGTATAAAGCACCATATATCGGTACCGATAATATTGTAGCAAAAAGAAAACCACTTGATAATCAAGTAGACTTCTATTTGGCACTAGAAGACACCACAACATTGATTGTGATGGAAACTGGTGAGGTATTGACTTATCTTGAAGATGGTATTGGATATTTCAGTTACTATCCAACAATTAGAGGTGGTACTGCAGATTCTTTAATTGTTTCAGCTACCAATAAGTATTCTTCTTCTAATATTGACCAATACCTCGTTGAGGGTGGTGGTAAGAACTATAAAGTCAACGATAGGCTTCTTTTTGACAATACAGGCACTGGTGGAGAAGGTGTTAGTGCTGTTGTCTCATCAATCGAAGGTGGAGCTGTAAGCACACTTGCAAATATCGTAGGTGCACAGTCAGATCTCTATACTACAACTATTTCAACTGTAGAAAATCATTATTTGGTGCCTGGTGACCAAATTGTAGTAAGTGTTGCTGATAATCAATTTGAAAGAACAATAAAAACTAAAATTATCAATAGTAAGTACTATTTTGAGTATTTCTCATTGACAAGTATGAAGTTAATTGCTCCATACGCAAATACCACTGCATTTGTTGAGGGAGATATCATTTACGTTGTAGATAGAGTATATAAAGCTGCTGCATCAGGAACTTCCAGTTCTACTGCTCCAACACATACATCTGGTACTGCATCTGATGGTTCATTGTCTTGGACATACCTAAGAAGACGTACGGATGGTAATTTGGTACAAGATGCTTGGACTACAAACTCAGCAGGATCTAATTACGCAAATGGCACATATACTGATGTTCCTCTAACAACTAATGGATCTGGAACAGGCGGTAAGGCAACTATCGTTGTTTCAGGCAATTCTGTATCAACTGTAACAATTACAGACACGGGTACTTCGTATGTAATTGGAGATACCGTTTCTGTAGACAATCTTAACATAGGAAACGGAGCTGGCGGTACTGGGTTCCAAATTACACTTACACAAGTTGAAATGGAGGCTGAATGTCATTGTGATAAGGCACATCAACTTGAAACTGGAAATATAGTCAATATTTCAGGAATTACTCCTTCTGGATGGAATAAAACCGATTATACCGTAATTAGAACCGAAACTCTTCGTAGATTCACTGTAAAACGTAATTTTGCAACTATTGCAGCTGCAACTATCACAAATGCCGAAGTTTACGTCGAAGAACCCAAATTACAACTTATTTTGGGTCATAGTTACAAATTTACCACTGAAGACGCTTCTAATGTAGGAAAACTCTTAGCATTTAGTCTTGACCCTTCAAATACCGATATATTCACTTATAAGAATGTTACTGACGAAGTAATTCCAGTAAGTGACAATGAGCAAGATTCAATTACGATATTGGTCAAAGATTTACCTGGCATCTTCTATTATTTTGATCTTAAAGGAAATATCACTGGAAGTTACTTTACAGTCATTAATGATCCTGTTACTGGAACAAATATCGTTTCTACAAAAACAGACACTAGTTTCACATATGCAACTGCATTAGAGCCAGAGACCGCTTACACTTCTGCTAATATTGTAACATTTAATACAAATTCAATATATCCCTCTGGTGGAGTTGCATCTGTCTCTATTGGTGATTCTGGTAGAAATTATTCTTCATTACCGAAATTAAGTGGATCTACTAGGTCTGGATCTGGTGCAACTGCTGTTGCAACTATCTCTGGATTATTATCTGGAACTAGTATTAGTAATCAAGGTTCTGGATACAATAATGCTGTGTTACCTGCAGCTAAGGTAACATTGCCTGATTTTGTTGATTTGAATGTTACTAATGTATTTGGATCATTTGTTAAAGATGAAATTGTTATATCAGACCCAATAATAGGAAACTCTACTGCAAGAGGTCAAGTTATCTCTTGGGATCCTACTACTTCAATATTAAGAATTAAACCTTTACAGAATACAAGAACAGGTGCAGGTGACTTTGGTTATATCATGTTCATAGCAACTGACGTTGTTTATAGTGGAGATTCACAAGCAACAATCAGTTCTGTAAGTGGCACACAGGCTGTTGTCGCTGCTGTTGTATCTGGTGGTGGTAAATTAACTGAGGTGCAAGTAAGTAATGGAGGATCTAACTATAGGTCAGCTCCTTCTATTATTCTAGGTGATCCTTATTATGGATCAATAACTGCCGATAGTACAGGTGTATCATTAACGACACAATCTAGTGGCAACTACGGATCTGGTCAAACTTATACTGATGTGCCAGCTGCAAGTGTGTCACCCGTTGGTGGTACTGGTGCTAAGTTCACTATTATTACGGATGGTTCAGGGAATATTGCCAGCGTCACATGTACAGATGGTGGTAGTACATATGCATTAACTAATGTTATTACTATAGCAGGTAATCAGTTGGGTGGTGCTACACCTGCAAATGATGCTACGGTGACAGTTACCGCACTGTCACATGCTGATAAGGCAATTGTCTCAACTTTACTTAATGCATCTGTAGATAGTATTACTATTACCAATACTGGATCAGGATACTTATCAGCTCCAGATGTTACCGTTAGTGGTGGTAATGGTATTAATGCCAAGTTCAATGCTTCTATTCAAAATCAAGGTCTTTCTGCTATTAATATAGAAGATGGTGGAATACAGTATCAAAGTGTACCTGTTGTTACAATTAGTCAGTCAACTGGATCTGGTGCTTCAGTATTACTTAAGTCATCTGATCTTGGTAGGATACTAAAGGTTGGTGGAGATAATATTACTTACAACTATAGTCATGATAAGACTTTAAAACCATCTCTCAATACTACTTTCAATCTACAACTTACTAGAACTCAAGTTATTGATTACCTTGACGTTATTGATGGTGGATCAAACTTTGTTGCAACACCTGAGATTGTTCTAACTGGTGGACAGGGATCACAGTTTGTATTAGAGCCTATTATTGAGAACGAGGTTATACAATCTATTACAGTGACCAATGCAGGTAGAGGATTTACTTCTGCACCAACAGTAACTGCAAAAGTTACTCATACTTGGGTTGGATTGAAATCTAATAGTACTTTAAACTTCCCATACAATACAAAGATACCAACAGGTACAAAAGTAGTTCTGAAAGCAAATAATGGCGTATTCCCTTCACCATTAATTCCAAGCACAACTTATTATGCGATTGCAAGAACCACTGCTAATGGATTAGCAGATAACCAGATTAGACTTGCTACAAGTCTTGCAAATGCCAATACTGGAACTTTCATAACATTTACTTCAGATCCTATTGGTGATGCTAATGGAATAACCTATTTCACTCTAGAGACAACAGATCTTGGTGATAATATTACTGCATATATGAGACCTGCTACTTTCTCACCTGGTGAGAGAATTTATCAAGGTTCTTCCCCAACATCATACACAGCCTATGGTTTTGTTAAAGGTTGGGATGCTTCTGGGCGTGTTGTAAGTGTAGAAATACAAGAAGGTGAGTTTGTAGTTGGTGAACCTGTATTTGGTGAAGAAACTGCTGCCTTTGGTCAAATTCATGAGTTTAGTAAAGCAGATGCTGTATTTGAAGTATCAGCAATTAGTGACTCTGCAAAAACATGGGAACGTACTACTGGTTTCTTAGATCTTAACGAACAGAGAGTATATGATAGCGATAGGTTCCAAGAGTTCTCATATGACATATCATCTTCTATCAATATAACTGATTGGAAAAATCCACTTAAGTTTGCTGCTCATCCTGCAGGTTTTAAAGTTGTTGGTACACAGGTACTATCCCAAACAGTATCTAAAGTCTACAGACAAGCACCAATAATCAATGCTGCATCTACTGATACCTATGCATGGTATACAACACCAACTTACAGTGGTACTGATACCTTTAATGGTACAACATTCATTACGCCAAAACCATCGGCTAGGGCAACTGGTAAATTAGCAACAATTAATAACTTTGCATTAGGTAAGCCTGATTACACTGCAGTAGTTCCTACAGAAGTTCAAATATTTGGTAGACAATTATTAGATATCCAAAAGATCTTATCTTGCGTCTCATATAAGATTGATGATATTACAGACAATACAATTTCCTTTGATGGATCATCAAGTAGTATAATAAGTACGACAACTAATCGTATTACTCTTACTGGTCATCAATTTATAGACAATCAACGTGTAACTTATAACGCTGGTGGCGATAGATTCCAAGATGCAAGAAATTTAATCATCAATAACATAGATTATATTGTTGAAGAAGCAATAGGAGCTTTAAATGCTTTATATCCAAGTTTAAATTACAACTCATCAACATGTGCTAGAGATACAAGATTAGTTGTTGCAGCATGGACTAATGATCTAAGATATGATGGTAACTTCTTTAGTACTACAGCAGCGGAATATTATGTTGGTGGAGTTGTATTACAAAGTAATGCACATGGTGATGCTAGACAGTTACTTTTAGATAATAAGAATTTTATTGCTAATGAAGTAGTTGAACAAATGCTTGCTGATCCTACAGTTGGTGTTCCTGGTGGATATGCTGGTGTTCCTGGCGGTAATCAGAACTGTATTGATGATATTGTTGATGTTATTGAGGCTGTTGCTTACAACCTTGCATATGGTGCTAATAGTGAAGTATATGATGCTGCAAATTACTATGTAAACACTGTACACCTAGATGGTGAGGAAACACAATCAATATGGGCGTTTAATAAGGCAAAAGAATTTGCTCGTAAGGTTATTGTTAATGAAGCTATTACTATCCAAGGATCTCATGGTCTAACTCAGACTATTGATACTTCTATTACACTTAATCTTGCTACCTGTGCTCCTATTCAGTCAGCACAAGATGTATTGTTCGATATTGTTACTACTGCTATTACTAATGACAGTCTTGCATCTGTAACTAGATCTAATCCTGCAAATCACATACAACATATTGGTGGCGAAGAGTCAGAGACAATATTTACATATAATAAAGCAAGAGATCTTTGTTTATTGGCAGTCACAAATGATTTACCAATTGGCACATATACAACAAGACCACCTGTAACTGATTTAAGTATTACAAACGATCCTGGTGGTTGTGCTGATGTTAAGAGTGCTATTACTAGCTTTGCAAAAATTATAACTGATGCTATTGATAATCCATCAACATTACCAACTAAAACTATTGGTAATTATCCAAACGTAAGAACTGGAACTGCTATTGGTGGATTGACTAGTGGTAATAATTATTTTATCAAATATGTTGATGCAAATACTATTGAGTTAAGAGAGAGTACAGGTGGATCTGCTATTAATTTGAGTAGTGTTGGAACTGGCGTAGGTCATGGATTTAGGCTTCGTCAGGATGGTATCAATACTCAGTTTAAGATGAGAACTGATGGTATTGATATTGGTACAAAAATTGGTAAGACTGCTGAGTCTAAACAGATGTTTGTTATAGTTAATGGTATTGTACAAAATCCTGCAAACTATACTTTTGCAAGTAATATCATAACATTTAAACAAGCATTACTTGAGGGATCTTCAGTTCTTGCAATGTATTATGATCGTGCATCATATACCTCTAGTTTCCAATTAGATACTATTGGAGATGAACTTAAAACGTTTGACACTACCAATGGTTTGACACCTGGCTCAAACTATTCAAATGGTACATTTAATAACATCATACTTAAGAATAGACTTGGATCTGGATCTGGTGCAACAGCTGATATTACAGTTACAAATAACAGTGTATCTAACGTTGTATTAAATCAAGCAGGTAACGGATATACTCCTAATGATTTTCTTGGATTGTCTGAGGTTGGATCACAATTAACTAACAATTATGTTCCTTCTACAGCAACATATGATCCTGCATCTGGTAACCTAGAATTAACTATTGGTCAGCATACTTTAACAACTAATGATAAGATTAGAATTGCTAATGATTCTCTAACATTCAGCTGCTCTTATGGTAGCGGTGGAACCAGAGCATATCCTCGTTCTACAGATCCTATTGGAAATCTATTTGATACTCCTATTACTGCTATAACTTCAACTACAATTACAGTTAATGCTTTACAAGGTACATCTCCCACTAACACTGATGCTCACACATGGCAAGGCTTAAGTACATATCAATTCCAACCTACAAAGGTTAAGTATTATCCTGCAACAGGTGATATGGTATTGACTGCTGCAAGTCATGGAATGATCAAGGGTGATAGAGTTTTGATTGACACTGATTCATTAACATTTACTTGTTCTAAAGATAATAACTCAACAAACCATACTTACCCTCGTGCTTCAGATCCTGCAGGTGGTTCTTGGTTGACTATTGATAAGATAACAACAGATTCATTTACAGTTAACGTTGGTAAGAATGAAAGGTTTAGCTTTACACCTACAAACTCTACATATACCGCTAGTACAGGTGTACTAACACTAACTCTGGGTGATCATAACTTATTAGGTGCGGTCTCCCACACTGCAACCAATGCGGTTTATACACCTGCAGATGGAAAGGTAGTAATAACCGTCACTGGTCATGGAATGTCCAATGGTGATCTAGTTCTTATAGAAGATGATTCATTATCATTTGACTGTACTCATGGCTCAGGCACTAAAACATATCCTAGAGCAACCGACCCAATTAGCGGTAAATTTATAGAAATATTTGATGTAACAAATGATACATTTACTATACAATGTCTAGAGACTATTCCATCATCTAACCAGACTACACATACCTTTGTATCTGCTGTAGCAAATGGTATTAAACAGGCACAGGATGTTATTACAATTAAAGAGAATGGATTGGTATTTACTTGTGAGATGGATGCTAGGTCAACTACACATTCGTATCCAAGATCAACTGATCCTGCAAACGGTGCACCATTAGGCATATACTCCGTTACAAGCGACACAGTAACAACTTTTGTAGGCAAGTCTCCCTTAGTAACTAAGACCCCTTCAAACGCCATATACGACCCATCTAACGGTGAAATGGAATTGGTTATTGGATCACATGATTTCTATGCTGGCCAGACAATCAAACTTGCTGATGGAGCAGTTTCCTTTACTTGCAATAGAGATAATTACAGAACTGTTCACAGTTATCCACGTACTGCATTTACTGGTCATGAACTAACAACTGCATACTATAATCCTAATAATGGGGTTATGACAGTTACATCACCGTCACATGGTTTCTCAAATAATGATTGGGTCAAATTCAAGCCTGAATCATTAGGAATGACTTGTAGTGAAGATGGCAATACTGCTACAAAACTGTATCCACGTGCTACAGATTTTGCCTATGATAGATGGTTAAAAGTATCAAATGTTACAACTAATACATTTGACGTTACTGTTCTTGATGTCATACCTTCAACCAATATAGCTTCACATACATTTGTATCTGCACCTCAAATAACTCCATCCACAGCTGCATACAATGCAACTACAGGTATAATGACAATCACTGATCAAAAGTACACTGTTAATACAGGTACTACCTATGATCCACAATCAGGATTGTTAGTAATGAATATTGGTGCACATAATTTGACTACAAGTAATAAAATTAGAATTGTACCAGATTCACTAACCTTTACATGTGTTCTTGATGGCAATACTGCACAGAAGACATATCCTCGTGCTAGTGGTACTGGTGTCAATGCTGGCGTTGCTGATTATGCATATCAAAGAAATCTACCAATTGCTGCGGTGTCAGCAAACACTATTACTGTAAATGTAAACAATAATAGTCAACCTATATCAGACTTATCTGCACATACTTTCGTATCTTCCACAACTGACTGTATTGAAGTTTGTCATGGATTGAGTAATGGTAATTTTGTCAAGATTAAAGATAACTCACTAGCATTTAACTGCACTCAAGGAGTTGGTACTAAAACATATCCAAGGCCATCCGTAAGAACTCTGAGTGCATCTGCACCCGCAAGTAAAAGTGTTACTTCTGCAACTTATGATCCTGCAACTGGACTTGTTGTATTAACCACTCCATCAGCAAATACTTGGGCATCAGCTCCGACTCAACATCAGGTGACTGGTGCAACATATGTACCATCAACAGGTATCATGACATTGACTATTGTAAATCATGGATTTACAGAATTAGAGTTGATTAAAATTGATGACGATGCTCTAACATTCAAATGTGATGAGGACAGTCAAGCATCCGATCACACATATCCTCGTTCTACAGATCCTATCAGTGGTAAATGGATAGAAATATTTAATGTAACAAATGATACATTTGATGTACAGGTTCTTGATATCATTCCATCTACTAATGTAACAACTCACGTATTCCAGTCAGCAACTGCAACAGGTCTAAGTCATGCAACAAGTAGTATAAGATTTTATCCTAATGCACTGAGCTTTACTTGTGCAATGGATGGCAATACTGCTACTAAGACATACCCAAGAGTAAAAGATCCATACTACGGTAGGAAGGTAGCAGTTACCGCAGTTAACAGTACAACTGCAACAGTATACGTTGGTAAATCTCCTATCGTAAATCATACTGGTACAGATGGTACATATGATCCTGGCACAGGTACTTTAATAGTAGAAATAGGTGCACATAACTTAACTGTTGGCACAACTGTCAAACTTGCAAATAACGGATTTAACTTCCAGTGTGCTACAGACAGTTATGGAAGTGACCACACATATCCTCGTGCAACTGCTGGTGATGGTAATCCTGATCCTGCATACGATACTGCTGTAACAATCTTAGCGGTAACTGATACCACAATTACATTGAATGTTGGTATATCTCAAGATCTATCAACTCACAGATGGAAGCCTGGTTTCGTTGCAACTAATGCTATACAAAGTGGTGGTGGATATACTCATACTTGGACTGGTGGTGGTGAAGCTTACGCTTTAAATGCATCGAATTCAACATTAGGAAACTCAACTGGAACTCAATACTATCCAGAGACAGGTATTTTACATATTACTACAACTGTTGCTCATGGAATGAGAGAGAATGATTACGTTCAAATTGCAGACAACTCTATAATATTTGTATGTGAGCAAGACAACTACAATACAACTCATTCATATCCACGTTCTACTGATTATGCTAGTGGTAAGTGGTTGAAGATATTCAATGTAACTGAATGGGAGTTTGATGTTAAGATTTTGGATAGTGTTCCATCAACTAACGTCAGCAAGCATGTATTCTCATCTTCAGTTCCTAATGGTATTACACATAAAGATCCTGCAAGTGGTAACTTTATTGAAGTATCAAATGTTACACACAACACATTTGACGTACAGGTATTGACTAAAACACCTTCTACAAATACAACAACTCATACATTTGTTAACGCTGATACTGATGCAGTTTATGTTGCTCCATTCTTTAAGAAGAAAGATCCATTCTATGATACTGCATTAGAAATTATTTCTACATCTCCTGACTCAATTACAGTTGATGTTCTAACTACTGATCAATCAACTAGTGTGTATAAACATAAGTTCCAATCTGCACTTTCTAACTCTGTAATTACTGGTGGTAACTATACTCATAAGTTTAGTTCTGCTGATGCAGGTTGTGTTAAGACAGGAGACAGACATACGTTTGTTTCTGCTGGCTCTAATTCAGTTACAAGAGCAATCGTATCTCATGGTTATCACAAGTATGATAAGGGTGCTGATGCTGCATCATTGATTAGAAAAAATCTTAACTTTATTGCAACTACTGCCTATGGTAGAATGCAAGCAAATAATCCATCCTTCTCTACCGTATATCAAACTAAGTGTCTTCGTGATACTAGACTACTTACTGATGCTGTAGCGGACAACGTTGAGTTTGGTGGTAACGATGCAACTTATGATGCTGCTAAGTTCTATGTTGGATCTAATCACTTGACTGGTGAAGAAGATGAATCAGTACAGGTATTCAACCATGCTAGAGATATATGTAATGAAATCATGCGTAACATTACAGTTACCACAAATGCTGGCACTAAGGGTAAACAGATCAAGGATCTTACTATTACTAATGATAGTGGAAACAATGTATATGACACTAGTGACTGCACAGATATCGCATCTACAATAACAACATTATGGGGAATAGTTACCACTGCGGTTGGTACGACTGCAGGTGGAGCTGGTAATCTTAATAGTGTCACAAGAACTAAATCAAGCACACCTGACTTCCAGATTAAAGTGGGTAGTGTAACCTTTGATGGAACTGATACTACATTTACCACACAGTCTGGTGGTAGTACACAAGTACTACCTGCATCAGATAACTTCTTGATATTCCTCAATGGTACATTGCAGATTAAAGGAACTACAGATGCATACACATATACTGGTAGTACAATAACATTCACTGAAGCACCTTTACCTGGCATGGACTTCTATGGATATTACTTTGGTAAATTGGTACTACTGGATGAGTTAGCCCCTTACTTTGATAGTAGCAGAACAACATTTGTGATGAAGAGTGACAATGAACCATTCTCTCTAGAAAGTGATAATGATGCTGTCAATCCAGCAAACAACTTACTAATATTCCTCAACGGAATATATCAGGAACCAGGCGTTGCATATACATTGAGAGGATCCGTTATTGAATTTACTGAGGCTCCAAGAGCAGCATCTGACTGTGTTATGTTCATCTATACTGGATCTGCTAATGACATATTAGTTGCTAATACATTCAACTCCGTCGATCCTAATGACAGATTGCAAGTTGTTAGTGAAGGATCTGATCGTAGGATTGCAACTGTATCCAGTTCTAGTTCCGTTGATACATATGAATATACTGGTTTAAGACCAGTTACTGCTGAGTTCCAATCTATCGTGACAGGTGGTGAGGTGACACAAGTTAATATTACGAATGCAGGTTCTAATTATGAAAATCCTCCTATATTAATTTTCACAGGTGGAAATGGAAGTGGAGCAAGTGCAGAAACAACTATTGAAGAAGGAAGCGGTAAAGTTCTATCTGTAACTAACCTAAAGGGTGGTAGTGGATATACCTCAGCTCCAACAGTCATAGCTGCACATCCATTGCATCTAGAAAGGGCTGAAAGAAACAGAATTGTATCTGATTCTAATTTACTTGGTGTTTCTTATCTTACATCATCTGTAAATTCTACTGATACTACATTGAACTTGAGAAACGTTTGGTATAACACTTCTCAGAAATATGGTTTCCCAGATCAAGGTGAAGTTTTAATTCCTTACTACAATCCCTCAACAGATAGTTCTGGTAATGTAATAGGATGGAGAAATGAAAGAATTCTGTTTGGTGCAAAAGACATGTCTGCTAATACTTTAACTGTCGCAACAGGCGGTAGAGGATTTATGGGCACAACTGCTTATGCACATAATGTGATTACTGGAACATATTCAGTTAATCAGAGTGCTTTGACCTTGACTGTTACAACTGCTAGTGATCATAATATGCAAACAGGTGAGAATAGAATATTCCTAGATTTCACTTCTGGAACTAACATAAATCAATCAGATGCAGTTAACTACATTACCTATATTCCACCAGACGGAGTATATGATATAACTAGGACTGGAAGTACAACCTTCACAATTCAACTTACGGAAGAATTGCGTAGAGATAATCCAGCTTCCGCAGGAAATTATTTGGACACAGGATATCCTGGCACAATTACTGGAAACGTCTCGTTACTTCCAGAAGTTCGTCTGAGAACATTATAAATAACAACAAAAGCTTAATGGCATGGCATTAGTTACTGATAAATTTAGAATATACGCTGCTGAGAGCTTTAGAGATACCCTACAAGCTACCAATAAGGTGTACATGTTTGTGGGTAGGTCTAAAACTTGGGGTAGTACAGATGTACCACCCTCAGGAGAACCTATTGATAGTTTTGAGTACGCACGTGGTGTGTATGCTGATTCCGTGGGCTTTAAGAGAGTTGATATATCTGATACAGCATTAGTCGTTCCTAGGGTTGATTGGATTGATCCTACAAAAACAACTGGTGGAGTTGGTCGTACATATTCAATGTACAAACCAGACTATGCACCAACTAAGACAACTGCAAATGGTGCATCTAGGTTATATGATAGTAACTTCTATGTTATGAACTCAGACTTCAATGTCTATAAGTGTCTTTATAATGGACAGTCTCCAGACTATCCAAGAGGTAGACCCTCTTTGGTAGAACCGACTGGTACATCAACTACTATTATTGAAACATCAGATAGTCCTGGCGTATATTCCTATAGATGGAAATATATGTACACTATTGATGCTGATAATATTCTGAAGTTTGTTACCTCAGAATTCATCCCAGTTATTTCTAATTCATTAGTTAAGGCTGCAGCTAACTCTGGTTCAGTTGACACAGTTGTTATTGAGAATGCTGGTTCTGGATATAACAACAAAGATTATACCAATGTTCCTATTAGAGGAGATTGGGAAATCAATGGTGGTACTCAAGCTTTCTGTACAGTCAAAGTAGAATCATCTAAGATCACTTCAGTAACAATTACATCTGCGGGATCTGGATATAGTTTTGCTTCTATTGATGTTGCTTTAATACCTGGCATAGGTAGTGGATTAAGTGCGTCTCTTGACGTTATCCTTCCACCCAACTTAGGTCATGGTGCAGATGTTGTGAGAGAATTTGGTTCTTATCGTTTAATGTTTGCTAGTAAGTTAGAAACTACTAGTGCATTTGTTGATTTTCCAAATGATTTATCATACAGAAGGGTTGGTCTTGTACTCAATCCATTTGACTTCAATACTACAACAGTGTGTAGTCAAAATACTAGATCTGCTGTGAAAGCAATTATTTTCCCTCAGTCTGGTACTGGTACTCCTAGTGGTAACTTTGCACCAGGAGAAACTATAACACAAGCAACAACAAATGCAAAAGGATTTGTAGTCTCATATGACTCTACAACTAAAGTGTTGAAGTATTATCAAGATTCCAATGATGGTACTGTAAATGGTAATGTAATTTCATTCTCTGGTGCAAATCAGATAACAGGTGGTACTACTGGATTCGTAGCTACTCCCGATGCGACGTTTGGAACATCTGCTGTTCCATTAGCACAGATAACTATTGGTGTTTCTGTGTATGAGTTAGGTCTTTCATTCGTTATTGGTTATGCCAATGAGGAGATTGATTTAAACTCTGGTGAAATACTCTATATTGATAACAGAATCCCAATCACAAGATCTGCGGATCAAAACGAAGAGCTCAAAGTAGTAATTGAATTCTAAATGGCACAGAATACCAACCTTAATATAGCTCCTTATTACGACGACTTTGACTCTAGTAAGGGCTTCCTAAAAGTACTTTTCAAGCCTGGCTATCCAGTCCAAGCTAGAGAACTCACTACGCTTCAGAGTTTGTTGCAAAATCAGATAGACACGTTTGGTCAAGGTGTCTATAAAGAAGGTGCCATGGTAATACCTGGCGGTACTACTCTTAATAAGAAGGTTCCTTGTGTCATAATTCAAAATACTTATCTTAATCTTGATGTAGAAAACTATAGAACTGCACTTGATGGTCAGATTATTAAAGGATCTACATCTGGAGTACGTGCACGTATATTGTTTTCAATAAGTGCTACTACATCAACAAGAAACAATATTTCATTTTACGTAAACTATATTCAGAAGGCTAACGATAATACCACTACTACATTTACTGATGGTGAGACATTTACCTGTGAAAGTGATATTACTTACGCTTCTACAACTATTACAGCTGGAACACCTCTTGCACAACTTTTAAATTCTAGTGCAAACTCACAAGGATCAACTGCTAACGTTGGTGCTGGTACTTATTATGTTAGAGGATACTTCGCTCCTGTTGCTGAACAGACTATTATATTAGATCAGTATGCTACTAATCCATCATACAAGGTAGGATTGAAGGTAGAAGAAAGGATAATAACTGCTGATGAAGACGCAACTCTATATGATAATGCTATAGGAAGCACAAACTTCTCCGCACCTGGTGCAGATAGGTTTAAGATTACACTAACATTAGTTAAAAAATTACTTACTGATCCAAACTCTGCTGACTTTATTGAGCTTTTACGTACTAATGCAGGTAAATTAGAGAAAAAGGTAGAGCGTAGTGAGTTAGGATTTATCAATGACATCCTTGCAACAAGGACTAAAGAGGAGTCTGGTGATTATTATGTCAAGAAATTTAAGCTTGACGTAAGAGAAAACCTTGATGATGGTTTTAATAATGGTGTATATGCCACAACTGCTACCACTTCTGGTGGGGTATCTCCTACAGAAGATAATATTTCTGTACAATTATCATCTGGACAAGCATATGTTCAGGGTTATAGAACAGAAAGATTGTCTACAACATATAAAGATGTAGAAAAACCAAGAACTTTTGAGACAGAAACTAATAAATCTATATCAGCAAACTTTGGTAACTTTGTTTTGATGACAAATGTGCATGTAATACCAAACATATATGAGACTGTTGAAATTAGAGATGTAGTAACCTCAACACCAGGCACACCTGCAGGTACTGTTATTGGTAGAACTAGAGTGATTGATGTGGATCAAAACTCTGGATCTGCTGGTTTTGCATCTACAAATACCTATAAAGCAAATATTGTTGACACTGATTTCTATACACAGGTTGTTCTTGGCTCAGGATCAGGTGTATCTTGGACTGCTGAAAGACTTGTTGTAGGTAGAACATCTGGTGCTACTGCTATTCTTGTTAGTGGATCTAGTGTAACTGGATATCTTACTAACATTACTGGTGATTTTGTTGTAGGTGAGAAGTTAGACTATGATACTGCAGCCTCAAGTGGAAATGGTGGGCTTAGTGGGAGTAGAAGTATTTCTACAATTACCAAGTTTGGTATGGGTGATGTTAAGTCATATGCATATAATGGTGGTGCAGGTACTGCTGATGCGGTATTAGATGTTCAGGTAGCATTACCTGGTTCAGGTACTATTTTATCTGCAGCGTCTGGTTCTGGAGTTGGATCTACTGCTACTATAACCTCAACACTTTCAAACTATAATAGTCAGTTAAGAGTTGGAGATATTGTTGAATTTGGAAACAATGGTGTGGCACACAGAGCAAGAGTAACT